ACCGCATCGTCAAGTCCTGCAAGGAAGTGCGTGTCTTTTTCTGACAGCAGTATTATTCCTGCAAAGATAGCCGCACAGCCGATTATCAATCCGGCATACAGCCACATGTTTGCACCGCCCAATCCCGTTGCTTCTCTTTTCATAACAATACCCTCTCTTTCTTTGTCTTTTTGTGTAAAATCCCTACCTTCTGTCCTTAAATTCTGTCACAACGATTTTTGATATTTTCCAACAATAACGCACGTTTTCAGGTCTGTTTAGAGTATGCTTAGTGTAAATCAATGAAACTGTAAAGGAGCCGCGCTATGGATAAGGGTAAAAATTCTGACGTATCCGCTCCTATCGACAAGGAGCAGGAATTCATTTCTTTTCTTCGCTATTGTGCTGAGAGGTTAGATAAAGGTGTCCCAGTTCAACTAATTTGGCGCGATTATCTGGAGATAAAGAAGCAAAAATTTGATTTATTTCATCCATATCGTCAGTAGACTGGGGAGCGGTGAGATTGTTTCCCCGTTCCATTTTTGCATCGAATCCCATTAACCAAGCTTCCGATACATTTAATGCTAAAGCCAGTGCATAAACTGCATCTTGCTTTCCTTCCCAATCACCTTTTAAATAGTGTGAAATACTGGACTTGCTAATACCTGTTTTCTTAGCCAGTTCAGTTTGAGAAATACCTCGCATATCAATGGCTGTTCTTAGCCTTTTCGAGAAAGTCGCCATTCTTACCGCCATAATTGGCACCTCTTAATCCTCAGATTATTATTATTATAAACTCTCGTTTTAGAAAAATCAACATTTAAAGGCATTAGTTTAGAGTTCTCAAAAAAATATATTGACAAATCTAACAGGCATTGGTATTATTTGATTAGTTGAGAAGTATCAACAATAATAGGAACTGGGGGTGAGTATTTGCCTAAGATGAATTATCGCAAACTACTGGGTCGTATCAAAGAGTACGGATATACTCAAAGAACCGTCGCGCCTGTAATCGGCATTAGCGAATGTCAATTGAGCCAGAAACTAAAAGGAGTTTATTCATTTAAGCAGCCAGAAATTCAAAGGATCTGCGAAGCCCTTGAGATTCAATCTGATGAAATTGGCGAATATTTTTTTTCGCCAGAAAGTTGAGAAACATCAAATATAAGGAGGCCACCATGAAGAAGATAGTATTACTGACCGAAGTATCGGAAGATGCATTCACGGTTGACCTGACCAAGATTTCGCAGTGCCAGATCAATAGTCTGATGGCAGCCGCACACAAAGGGATAACGGAATTCTATTCCCAGCCCGGAGCGGAAGCGCACTTTCAGGAATGGAAGCGGATGACAGAAGCGAGGGCAAAGGAGGAAGGGAGCAGGGCATGAGAGAAAAGCTGCAAGCCGCACGGAAAGCTAAGGGGCTGACGCAGCAGGCGGTAGCGGATGCGTTAGGAATCACTCTTCGGCATTACCAGAAGATTGAGTATGCGGAGATTGGCGGTTCGTTTGAAATTTGGGACGCCTTGGAGGACCTTCTTTTGGTACATCAACGTACACTCCGAGAGCTTTCAAATAATCGTCCCGACCAAGAAGAAAGTCGGTAGGCACATCGAGAAAGGTAGCCATATCAACCAATAGCTTTAAGTTTGGCTCAATTTCTCCGCTCTCATACTTTTGAAGAGCACGCAATGGAACACCGATTGCATCAGCGGTTCTTTGCAACGTATAGCCTCGATAGATTCGTGCAGAACGAAGACGGTCATTAAACATAAATACTCCTTTTGAGTGTTGACTTACGCCTAATTATGGCGTATATTATGACCAAGTTATACGCCAATAACGGGCGTAATAATCGAGAACTGCACCACGCCCCCGGCAAACAGGTCAAGTATATTTTGCCAAAGCATATTTCACCAATTGATTAAACACACAGGAGGGCAACATGAAACACGGAAGAACCTTGCAGGAGCTTGCCATGGAACTGGACAGGCAGGCGCGAACAAAGAAAGACTATCTCATAGACACATCACTACTCAGCATGAGGCTGGAAGACGATGCTCCCGTCCTGCATTTCCCGGCGGACGAGCTATTGCACAGCGGCATCCTCCACATCAACGACATAGCCCATAGGCAGATAGGCCAGTCCCTCGGGATACCCGCGAAGTATTACGACAAGATGAGAACCGAGAACCCGGATCTGCTGGTCGCCAACGTCAATAGCTGGTTTGATACAACACCTCAGACGCGCATGGTGCGTACGCTCGATGACACCGCCAGGGCGTTTCTCTCTAACCGATACCGCTGTATAGACAACTATGAGGTCGCCGAAACGGTGCTGCCCATAATCGGGGCGATGAAGGGCGCGTCGGTGCAGAGTTGTGAGCTCACTGATCGCCGCATGTACATCAAGGTGGTCAGCGACCGAATAACCGCAGAGATATCCAAGGGCGATGTCGTGCAGGCCGGGTTGGTCATATCCAACTCGGAAGTGGGGATGGGAAGTGTAAACGTCCGTCCGCTTATCTACCGGCTCGTGTGCAGCAATGGCATGATCGCGGAGGACAGCGGCGTACGCAAATACCATGTTGGTCGTGCAAACGAGGCTGACAACGTTGATTACAGCATCTACCGGGACGAGACCATCGAAGCGGATGACAAGGCGTTCCTCATGAAGATAGAGGACGTGGTAAAGGCCGCCGTCACCGAAGCGGTGTTCGCAAAATTGGTAGACAAGATGCGCGCTGCCACCGAAGCCCGTATAGAGGCTTCCGCCGTCCCCACTGTGGTCGAGCTCACATCAAAGGAGTTCGGGATAAATCAAGCGGAAAGCTCCGGCATACTCGGGCATCTGATAAACGGCGGCGACCTGTCGCTATATGGTCTGGCCAATGCCATCACCCGGCAGGCGCATGACGTGGACAGCTACGACCGCTCCACCGAGCTCGAAGCACTTGGCTACAAGGTTATGACGATGCCCTGTCCTCTATGGAAGCGTATCGCCGCTGCCGGATAGGAGGTACCCATGGCAACATTCCACCGCACACCAAGAGGCTCCGCATATCTGGATATCTCATGGCTGGAGCTGTCTGAATATTCCCATAACCCCATCCCGGTTTGCGACGAATGCCTGCAAGACATGAGAGGGCTCAAAAGCATCACGCTTATTCCCATTCTGAATCAGGCGTATTGCCCCCGATGTGCAACATCTGTGCTGCGGCGGCTGGGGCGTTACCCGGAAGACGCCGCGATAGAAAAACGCAGATAACGATTTTGGCTCGATTATTTCGGGCTGGAAGATATAAACGAGAAAGGAGAGTGACCTATGTACTATCGCGTCTGCCCTGATTGCGGGGCACACCTCGACCCTGATGAGCGCTGCGACTGTATATTGCCGGCAGCCATGTCTGCCACGGACGCTACCGATTCCATCGAAAAAGAAACAGAGGCCGCCCCGTTGCCCCGGGACAAGCCTCTATTGAACACCTTCAGTTTATCAGAGCTTTTTATCTGCGTCAAGGGGGTAGTCTTATGTGGATAACAGATATGCGAAAATCACAGGATCCACCTATCATGATCAAAGATGTCGTCCCGGTGATAAGGAACATCTTCCCCCGGTATGACGCACAGCTTCACTCAAAGGTGGAGCGTCCCGAACAGTATGGCATAAAGCTTTGCAAGGAGGCCGAGGACGCTATACGCGCGCATTTCCTAATATACCCCATAAAGCCCTCAAAGCCCCACAGCCACGATAACAGAACCATGCCATGTCGTATATACGGCAGGCTGGAAAAAGGCCTTTACAGCCGTTTGCAAACGGCCCTAAAGGCAGACGGGTACGCCTCCACCCAGGATTGGATGCACGATGCAGTAATCGAATACCTCAAGTCAAAAGAACCCGAATCTAAAAAGGAGGCACAGTAATGGCAAAGTTTTACTTCACTTACGGAACGGATGAGGAGTTTCCTTTCCGTGGAGGATGGTCAGAGGTTGAGGCCGATAATCTATCGATGGCCGTTGAGATTTTTAATCTCATGCACCCTAAAAGAAAAAGCGGATGCGTGAACTGCGCGTTTTGGTACACGGAGGAGCAGTTTAAGGCCTCGGGGATGTTGAACGGCAATCTGGGACACTTCTGCCACGAACGCATTTCCGTTACCCGTGAGTTTCTCACCCCATGAACAAATCAAAAAATCTGAAATAAGGAGATATTGCACAATGATACGACAGCCCGAAGAAATGACCTTCACCGACAAGAAATTCTCCATGATTATCTATGGCTCCCCCGGTTTGGGCAAGACCACTCTTGCCCTGTCGGCGCCCGCCCCGGTTATCATCGATTTTGACCGGGGTATATCCCGTGTGAAAGCGTATCACCGCAAGACCACGATAGAGTGCCAGACCTATGAGGAGGTGCTTGATGATCTCCAGTCCCCCATCGTAAAAGATTGCCAGACCCTTATCATCGATACCGGCGGTAGTTTTATATCCTTTCTACAGGATTGGGCGATGAGAAGCGACCCGGCAAGCAACCAGAAAAAGAAGGGCGGCATATCTCAAAGCGGTTATGGCGCCGTAAAGGTAGAATTCGCCAGATTTACCAGTTTGATAAGAGACATCATGAATAAAAACCTTATTTACGTTTTTCATTCCGACGAACAGAAGGACAAGGACGGCATCCCCCAGCAAAGGCTTATATGCGAGGGCTCTTCACGCAATACCGTATGGACTCCATGTGATTTCGGTGGATATATGCAGATGCTCGGCAACAAGAGGTATATAAGTTTTACTCCCGAGCAGGAGTTTTTCGCCAAGGGCTGCCACGGCATCGAAGGGCGATATGAGGTACCGAGCCTTGGCCCCACCGATAAAAACGATTTTCTCACCAGACTCTTTGCACAGGCACGTGCCAATATCGCCGCGGACAATGAAGCTTTTGCTCCTGTTCGGGAGCAATACGATGCCGTAATGAAGCAAGTGCTTGAAATCATTAAGGGCATCAGCACGGTTGATGACGCTACCAAGGCCGCCCATCATTTGCCTACCCTCAACCATGCCATGACCTCCAAAACAGAAGCCTCTAATCTGCTGAAAGTAAAGGCTAAGGAACTGAACCTGCTGTGGGACAAGGAGGCACAGGAATATCGTGTGAAGGAGGCTGAGTAATGGAGCGTCTGCTTATAACGCAAAGTCTCATTTCCTCATGGGATTATATCTATTCCTGCCGAAATGAGTTTGTAGATACAGCCAAGGAAGAGTTTCTAAAAACCCTGCGCCGGGAACCAAAGGAATCCAATGAGAATATGCGGAAGGGGATTGAATTTGAGAATGAGGTGTATAAGGTCGTTTCCGGGGAAGCGCGTACCTCTCACAAGAAATGGGAAAGAGGCATACAACTGGTAGCTGCAAGGTTCATGAATGCGCCCACTCAAATCAAAGCACAGCGGGATATGACCATATCCGGGAAGCCTATGCTGCTATACGGGGTGTTGGACGCATTGCAGTGCGGAACCATCTATGACGTCAAGTTCTCTACCAAGAGTTTCAATGACAGCACAGTTTACCTCGCAGGGAAGTACCTGCACAGCGCACAGCATCCGATGTATCTGGCTCTTGTCCCTGAAGCGCAGCGATTCACCTATCTGTTATCAGACGGACAGGACTTGTATGAGGAAACCTATACTCGCAGCATGGCCCGGCCCATCGAAGATATCATAGCGGAATTCCTCAGATCCATCCAGTACATGGGACTCATGAAAACCTATGAGGAGAATTGGGGTGCAAAATGAAGGGGCGGCTTATCGACCTCGCTTTAGGGCTCAACGGGAAGCAGCGCATAACGCTGGAGGTGGACGCTGATTTTCGCGAGAAATACGACGCCCTGAAAAGCTCCGATATTCGGGTGGAGATCGTAAAATACCGCAAACCGCGAAGCAAGGACGCAAACGCATACTTCCACGTGCTCGTTAACAAAATCGCCGAGGCTCAAAACCTCGGCGATGACGAAGTGAAGCGGCTGCTGGTTGTCGATTACGGGGCTGTTGCACGAGAAGAATCCGGCGAGGTAATCGGCTTTAAGCTCCCTGTCTCCATAGATGTATCCCGCATATACCCATATACCCGAATATTCAAACAGGAGGAAGAGGGTGGGAAACTGTTTAACTGCTACCTCGTATACAAGCACAGCAGCGATATGGACAGCAAGGAGATGTCACGGTTGATAGACGGGGCCATATACGAAGCAAAAAAGCTTGGCCTTGAAACGGACACGCCGGAGCAGATAGCCCGGTATAAGGAGGAATGGCGTTGAGGAACGTATATTGCCCGTATTGCGGCCGGCAGGCTGAATACGTTGACAGCAAAGTAATCTACGGCAGGAGCTACGGAATGGCTTACCTATGCCGAAACTGTGATGCGTATGTGGGCGTTCACCGCGGCACAGACGAGCCGTTAGGCAGGTTGGCGGATGCGAGCTTGAGAAAATGGAAAAAGGCCGCACACGCCGCATTTGACCCCCTCTGGAAGGCCGGGCGGTTCAAAGGAAAACGCAACGCCGCTTATCTATGGTTGGCCCAGCAGCTCGGGCTCCCGGTAAGCGAAACCCACATTGGTATGTTCGATGTGGAAGAATGTATCTCGACTATACTTATATGCTCAAAAGAAACGAAAGGAGACTATTGATATGCTAAGACCCGAAAGTAAAACACCTTGTTTGGAGCCTTTCCCCGGCTATCCGGTGGCGCAGGAGGCATGGCTTGACAACATCCGCACCGTTACCATTACCGTCGAAGAATACAGAACTCTTATTCGTTCAAACGAAATGATGGCCCTTCTGTACAGGCTGTTCAAGAACGTAGAAAGCTACAATTTCCGCAGTATGGCAGAATACGTGTTTGACAATGCCTATCCCATATCACCCGAGGAGCAAGACGATGCTTAACCGTATTGCCATTATGGGCCGCTTTACCCGCGACCCGGAGCTGAAATACACGCCCAGCGGAAAGGCCGTTCTATCCTTCACCCTCGCCTGTGACCGCGACTACCAGCCCAAGGCGGGGGATAAAAAAACCGATTTCGTAGATTGTGTGGCGTGGAATACCACCGCCGAGTTTATAAGCAGGTATTTCAGCAAGGGGCGCATGGCCATCGTGTCAGGCAGCCTTGAATCCCGGAAATGGGAAGCCAAGAACGGGGACAAGCGGATATCTTGGGAGGTACGAGTCGAAAGCATTTACTTTGGCGACAGCAAAAAGGACGATCAGCGCGGGACAAATGCGGCAAGCCCGTCAAGCTCAGGCGAAGCGGGTATGCCGGAAGGATTTACCTCAATCGATATGGACGATGAAGATCTGCCGTTCTAAAAGGAGGTTACCATGCAGCACTCATTTGACACCGAGATAGCCAATGCCTACGGCATAAGCGCCGCTATCATATTCAACCATCTGGTGTTCTGGATACAGAAGAATGAAGCCAACAACGAGCATTACCACGACGGCACCTATTGGACATACAACAGCCGCAAAGCGTATAAGATGCTGTTCCCCTACATGGGAGAAAGGCAAATCAAATCTGCGTTTGCTACGCTGATAAATAACGGCCTTGTAAAGACCGGCAACTATAACCGGGTGGCAATGGACAGAACGCTATGGTATGCACTGACCGAAAAAGGTAAATGCATTGCGACGTTTGGTATCAATGCATTAGGCCAAAATGTCCCAATGGAAGAGGACAAAATGTCCCAAGCAATACCAGTTAATACACAGTTATGTAACACAGTTAATACTAATACCCCCCCTACCCCCCCACAGGGGGAGGGTGTCGAGCACGATGAGGACAGTGAGGACAGCTTTGACTCCTTCTGGAAGATCTATCCGCGGAAGGAATCCAAGCAGAACGCCCGTAAAGCATGGGATAAGCTGAAGCCGTCGCCGGCACTTGCAGAAAAAATCATCAAGGGAGTGTTGATATATGCCGCCACCCCGCAATGGACAAAGGACGGCGGGCAGTTTATACCGCACCCGTCCACCTTCCTCAACCAGCGGCGATGGGAGCAGGCCATCGAAGGCACCGTAAACACTACGGCGGCAAGCAGCAATCTTGAACGGCTTTACCAGCAGTGCTTGGAGGAAGAGGGCTGTTGGGGAAACGGCGGCAACGGCGATGCAGAAGAGTGACGTTGTAAAACTGTTCAAGGCGATCACCTCGGCATATCCCGGAGAAAAAGGGTTTTCCTCGGCGGACATGGACGCAGTGAACATCTGGGCGGCGATGCTCGGCGACATACCGTATGAGCGGGTGATCCTCGCGCTGCAAGCGCATATTTCCGAATCGCCGTATCCCCCAAAGATAAGCGACATCCGCAAGTGGGCGCTGTCGCCGCCAATGCCGGATCTCACTGCGGCATGGGGGTATGTTGCCCGGGCAATCCGCGATTATGGCCACAGCAATCCCGACAAAGCTCTCGCTTCCATGCCGGAAGATGTGCGTTTCGTCGTTAAGCAGTTGGGCTGGACGGATCTGTGCCTCAGCGAGAACGCAATAGCCGACCGGGCGCACTTTCTGAAAATCTACGCAAACCACTGCGCGAACAAGGCCCGAATGTCAACCCTGCCCCCGGCAGTGCGGGCGGCGCTGCCCGAGAAAGGAGATACGCACGATGAAAAACAGACGCTATCGTTGCACTCGCCCCGCGAGGCGAACCATTAAGGCCGTCGTTATGCTGTTAGGCGCAATCCTGCTTTTCCGATGGTGGAGCGCCATAGCGTATATGACCCGCGGCTATAAGGCCATAGGCGGCGAGTATTTCGCCCTCACGCTCCCGCTTTATTGGGCAGCGGCAAAGTGTGTGATGCGCGATTTTACGGATGGGACTTACAAGCAAGGACAAAAGGAGAGCACCGGATGAAAACTGTATTTTCCGTATTCGGCGAACCTCAGGGCAAGGGCCGTCCTCGTTTTTCCAGAATTGCCAATGGCCGAACCATTACCCGCACCCCCGACAAGACGGTGCTGTATGAGAACCTTGTGATTACCGAATATCGCAGGCAGACAGGCGATAAACGGTTTGATGACCGGGCGCAGTTGAGCATATCGCTGGTAGCATATTACGGCATACCAAAGAGCGCCAGCAAACGAGTAAAGGCAGCCATGGAATCGGGAGCCCTACGACCCATAAAAACGCCTGATACCGACAACATACTCAAAATTGTCTGCGATTCGCTCAACGGTGTTGCATACCGTGACGATGCTCAGATAGTGGATTCCCGAGTGCAGAAGTTCTACTCTGCCATTCCCCGGGTTGACATCGTGATAGAAGACATATAGGAGGCCAATATGAATTACGCATTAAACCTTACCAGCGATACCTTTAACCAGTTCAAGCACGATTTTGACAGCATCATTCAGGGCACTATCCAGACCATGGAGCAGAAGGGCAGTTTGGATGCCACCATAGCCGTGACGTTCAACATATCCTTCAGCGAAGACTCCGCCCCAGACCCTAAGATTTCGGCGTATGCGGCCAAAAGAGACATTATCATACCCAAGATCAGCCACAAGATAAAGAGCGTTATCAAGGTGGAGGACTCCCGCTCCGGGTATGTAGGCGGCGCCAAGTTTGAGCTTATATGGGACAGGGCGGAACAGTGTTACTGCATACGCAGAATAGACGATTATGAGCCCAACCTGTTCAACTACCAGAATGCGGCTGCCGATGCGGAAGGCGATGTATATGACCCGGACGAAATAGAAGTAACTAACGCAATAGAGATAGACGATGAGGAGGGCAAATAATGGGATACTGTGTACGCTGCGGTAAGATGACATCAACCGCTTTCCCCTTTTGCAACAAGTGCTTTGAGAAGGTCCTTGTCAGAGATACCGAAGTCAAATATCCCCGACCTCAGAAAGCCGCTTTTCTGCACCCGAAGGAAGGCCCCGCCATAGGAGTAGTCAAAGCTCAGATCAACGCCGCCGGTGATACCAAATACTATATCGGCACCTGTACGGGCGACGGAAACCACGGGGATGTTATGCAGATCATCAAAAACGGAATATCAATGTCAAATCTGGATTTCGTCCAGAAGTTTTAGGAGGCTGCCATGGGACAGCGTTATCCATCGATTGAGATAGTCCGTAAAAAGGACTTTTACACCAAGAATCTCAAGTCCCAGATGTTTGTTAACTTTGCGGGGCAGCGGATAGGGGAAATATCCCTGTCCCGCTCCGCACAGTTTACTGCCTGCTATTACCCGTCGCCTGACAGTGCGGCCGATTATGTGCGCTCATGCCCAACCCTATACGCTGCCAAGTGGGCGATATATAAAGAGTGGCAGGCGAAAAGAAAGCCCTATCAGGCCAAAGCGGAATACCTGCCGGCGAGTGATAATACGGAATTCTATCCCACGCCCAGCAAGCTGGCGGGACAGATGATAGCCCTGGTAGATTGGACAAAAATCCGCTCCATCCTTGAGCCCTCCGCCGGCAAGGGCGATCTGCTGGGGTATGCTAAAAACGGCACCTTGCGCAGCAAAAGATATGAGCGCGGCTTTGACGCAGACTGCATCGAGAAGGATCAGAACCTGCGGTATGTACTCACTGGCAAAGGATTCCGGGTAGTGCATGATGACTTTCTCATGTACAACACAAGGAAGCGGTACGACCTTATACTGATGAACCCGCCGTTTTCCGATGGCGATAAACACCTTTTGAAAGCGTTGCAGATGCAGGAGAACGGCGGTCAGATAGTTTGCCTCGTGAATGCCGAAACCATACGGAACCCATATACCAACACCCGGCAATTACTGTCACAAAAGCTGGCTGAGCTTGGGGCAAAGATTATCTTTGTCAAGGATGCCTTTAAATGCGCTGAGCGTCGAAGTGATGTGGAAGTCGCTATCGTATACGTCAATATCCCGGCCAAGACTTTCGATTCTGAATTCTTTGACCGTCTGCACAAAGCCCGGAATGATACTGACGTTGACGCTGAACAGCCTACTGCCATGGTGGGCGGTGGCCTTGTCAGCCAGCTTATATCACAGTACCAGATCGAGGTTGACGCCACCTTATCCCTGTTCCGTGAGTTCAACGCCATGCGGCCGTATATAGAAAGTGGCAGTACCGCAGACACGCATTACACGGTGCAGATTGCCATAGGAGGCCACGTCAAAGACCATATTGGCAACGCTGAGGTAAACGATTATATGCGTCGTGTCCGAGGCAAATACTGGAATAAACTGTTCCAAATGCCGCAGCTCACAGATCGGTTCACCAGCTCTATACTGCAAGAATATCGGGGTAGTGTGGATAAGATGGCGGACTACGATTTCTCGGAGTTCAACATACAGCAGATAGTAAGCGAGCTGAATGCCTCCCTGACATCCGGCGTCCATGCCGCCATTAACGGCTTGTTCGATCGGATGTCCAGCCAGCACACATGGTATCCCGAATGTGGGAAGAATATCCATTATTTCAATGGGTGGGCCACCAATAAGGCTCACAAGATTAACCGCAAGGTCATACTTCCCATAAACGGATTTTACTCCTACTCATCGTGGCGGCATAATGAACTGGATACTTATCATATCTACACGACCCTCGGAGATATTGAGAAGGTGCTGGATTATCTCGACCAAGGGGCCACTACTGAATATAGCCTGCGTGCTGCATTAAAACTGGCGGAGGGCAGCGGCAAGACAAAGAATATCCAATGCAAATACTTCTCCGTTACATTCTACAAAAAAGGCACCTGCCACATCGTTTTCCATGAACAGCGAATAGTGGATATATTGAACATCTACGGCGCACGGAGCCGCAACTGGCTTCCCCCGGACTATGGCAAACGACGCTACGAGGATATGTCACCCGATGCACAGGCTGTCATCGATGAGTTC